AGACTGTCAGCGCAAGCAGATCTTTACCTACATCGGTCTACCTAGGAAGAAGATTGAGTCTTCTTTGGTGAACATCTTCCACACCGGAAACTTCATTCACTTGAAGTGGCAGCTGGCTGGTCTTACCGAAGGTTGGCTGACTGACATCGAGATACCGTTGATCAGCGCTGAGTTCCCAGTGCGGGGGACGATGGACGGAATTGTCTGGGATGGATCAGGCTTTGAGTTCAAATCCATCAATGACAACGGGTACAAGTCAGTAATGCAGTTTGGTCCTAAAAAGGCGCATATCAACCAAGTCCACGCCTACATGTTCCTTGGCGGGTACAAAAGCTTTTCTGTGGTCTACGAAAACAAGAACAACGGGGAGTGGAGAGAGTTCAGAGTTCATAGGGACGAAAAGATCATTGACGCCCTCAAGACCGAGTGGTCGCAGCTTGAGAACTCAGTGGTGACAGAAACCCTGCCTCAGCCTCTGAACGAATGTAAGCAAAAGGAGGGCATGTACCGCATGTGCCCGTTCAAAGATACGTGTTTGAAGATAAGAGGGATGTCAGATGCGCGAAATAAAATTAGCTCATCCTAGGCAAGTTCAGTTCAGCCACCGACTGAACGTTGTTGATGTCGGTGAAGGGATAAAGAGCGTTGACGATTTGAAGGAAGAGATCCTTGAAATGCTCAACGTCCTGCTCGGGAGGAAAGACAGTCCCATAGAGTCGCCGTACCTCTCTTTGGCTGAGGTTGCTACCTCGTACTACACAAGAGCTCAAGAGATGGATGTCCTGATCCATGCCGGGGAGAGAGAAGGAACCATCCTTAGAGGGTCCTCCATGCAGCGGTTTAGGACAGGAGAGCTGAGGGCCTTCATTGAGGCCGCTAGGAAGTGTGCAGAGCTAGGCTCTAGAAGGCTGACCCAAGAGCAACTGCTTGCACAGCAGCGTGAGGTTTCATGATTGCTGTGGTGGGCGTAGACCTTGGTCTTAGAAAAGCTCACTTCTTTGGGATACATGACCATGGCGGTGTTGACCTCTTTGATGTCACAATCCCCAGCCGCACAATCCGCAATATCCGCAGTATTGAGCTCAAGGAGATTCACTCCCGAGTCAAAGAGTATTACTCGGGAGTAACTTGTCCGTTCTTCGTAGAGGAACCTGTGGTTGCTGGCGCTAGAAACATGAGAGTTTCTCTAGGAATTGCTCAGACCTCAGGTGCTGTGATTTCAGCTATACGTGGGAGCTCATACCTTATTCCAGTCTCTTCTTGGAAGAAAGAAACCATAGGAAAAGGAAACGCCACGAAGGAAGACGTGAAAGCTTGGCTTTTTGATAATAAGAAGCCCTATTCTGTGGCCTGTGAGAGAACTAATAGTCCACAGGACTACAGTGATGCCGCCTGTATTGCTGTCTACGGAAGTAAAATGCTGGGTCTCGATCTTTAGTCTTATTGAATCTGACTGGGAGAGCTACCCGCAGGAAGAGCAAGAAAAAAGAATCTATTCACTCCCTGAGTGGACCTACAGAGCAGCGTGTCAACACACGGACTGCTCTGTTTTTTTTGGCTCAAGCGATCCTGATGTCAGACCGGCGATGACTATTACTCAGATTAAGGAAGCCAAGGAGATCTGCGACTCCTGCCCGGTGTTTACCGAGTGCATCACTCACGCTTTACGGAGCAGAGAAGAGTATGGAGTGTGGGCTGGCACTTCGGGGAGGACCCGTTCTCGTATCTGGAAGATGGTTGAGGAAGGAATAGTAACTATTGATCAAGTAATATCAGATTACAAGCGAGGGTTTACCAAGAAATACGAATCTCCAAGGGGTGAGGATGTCATCTGAAATTGCTCCGGTGAGATCGACAGGCCAGCTGGCTACTGAGGCAGACTTCAGAGCTCAGCGGGCACATGAGAAAAAGCTTGGCGGGTTTTCTTGGGATATCGTCGCTCAAGAGATCGGGTACTCAAGCGCTGAAGACGCTAGACAGTCCGTAAAAGCTTATCTTCAGCGCAGCGTTATGCGGATGAGCGAGCAGACCCGCAAGGAGTCGCTCGACAAGGAACTACAGAGGCTGGACGCTCTTCAGTCAGCGTGCTGGGATCAGGCACTTTCTGGGGATCTACGAGCCATTGAGACTTCTTTGAGAATTATTGGCCAGCGCTCCAAGCTTCTGGGGCTGGAGGCAGTCTCCCAGACCACCGTCACCAACCAGACAGTCCTTATTAGAGGAAATAAGGAAGAGTACATTAAAGAGCTGAAAGCGGTTGCCATCCCAGAAAAGGCTGAGTAAATGCTCATTTATGGTGTAGAAATGCCTGAGATGGCCGACCACGAAGAGTTCTTGCCGTTGGACATGATTGTCGTTATCAAAGGTCTGAACGAAAACGGTGACATCAAGTACCGCGAGATGTCGTCTACTGGTCTTTCTCCTATGGAAAGACTAGGGATGGCTGTTTCTTATGCCGACTCGATGAGATCGATGCTGATGCGCGGAGCCAGGGGTACCGGAGACGGTATCTAGGCTAGTCAAGCAAGGGATACTGATTACATGGCTAATGACGTTCAGGTCGATTTTCTCATTGATGTTGGTGAGGACTGGGCCTTCCAGATGTACTGGACGGATCAATACGATGATCCCATCCAGGTCATCAACCCCATGAAGATGACGGTGAAGGACAGCCTGGGAGCCACAGTAGATACGTACATCTCGGGTTCAGATACGCCGGTCGGCGGTCAGCTTCAGTACCTAACTTTTAATACAGAAACTGGGTTTATCCAGCTTTCCCTCCCTGACAGCTACACCAACACCTTGACCCCAGGGATTTATAGCTATGACCTGTGGGCTCATGTTGACGACCCAGACGACATCAACAACACCACGAAGAGGTCGAAGATCTTCGGGGGAAACTTCATCGTTCTAGCTGCTGTCACGACTTTCTAGGAGAAAGATGACTATTCAAGTAATTCGCCTAGGAAACGGTGACAGCATTCAGGTGCGCACCGGGATTCTGAGAGGTTCGGGTCCAGCTGGGCCTACTGGACCGGCGAACGCGCTGACCATCGGAACTGTCACTGAAGGAACAGCCGATGCTGTTATCTCTGGCACACCACCTAACCAGACACTCGACCTGACTCTCCCGGTATCTACTGTCCCAGGACCCACGGGATCTATTCAGGATCTGCTTACTCAGTCCCGAATCACTAGCAACATCTCCTCCATCTCCTCTAACACCAACCAGATCGTCACCTTTCACACCAACGATGTAGACGAGATGGGGATTGTTACGTCTTCGACGGTTTTCCGGCCCGTCCCTGTCTCAGACCCTGACCGGGTAGTGTCAGCAACGATCTCGGTGACCTTCAATGGAGCTGCGACAAACACCGGGTATCGAAGAGTGTGGGTTCTCCTGAACGGGTCGACGGTGATTGCTGAGACCAATGTGGGGTGCAACCCAACGTCTAACGAGCAGACCGTAGTCACAGTGCCTTTGCTCTATCGTTTCACTGACGGAGACACTATTAGTGTTTACTGCAGACACAGCAACAGCACGTCGCTGACAGTATCTGCTGGGTATTTCAGAGCCATTCGTGTAGGGGCAGGGCCGACAGGACCAACTGGACCAGCGGGACCGGCGAACAGCTTGAGCATTGGTACCGTCTCCACGCTATCCACTGGAGCAAGCGCCACTGCTTCAGTCACCGGATCAGCGCCCACTCAGACGCTTAACCTTGGTCTTCCCAAGGGAGACACCGGAGAGCCAGGAAACGCCAACAGCGGGTTCTCCACCATTGATTCTCTTGGCGGTAGTTAGTGCCGGATAACCATCTGCGTATTGCCCAAAAACCTGTTGCCGCAAACGATGGCGTCCATCGTCAGGTTTTTGCCATCAGTGCTGAAGAAGCCACTGATATCTCTGAAGATCACCCATTTCAAGCGGGTCCAACAGATGGTGTGAACATCAGAATTGGCGCAGATGTCATTCAGGCGCTTCTTGATGGCGTCCCGGTGACTTTGAGGATCAACCCTCTTGGATCTCCTGTAGAGGTAGGAGGGGATGTCACTGTTCTGGGGGATATCTCCGCTCAAGGAGGGGAGTTCACGTCCTCAGTTAACTTCCTAGAAGGAGCTCTTGGTCTTCCCAACAGAGGAAGCAAGCAGTTTGTTGACGGCGGGGACTCCAACACCTTCAGCAGCACCGATTGGATCTCTTCTAACGGAAACATCCAAGAGTGTGGGCTGACTTTCCGAGCTCCTCCCTCTGGATCTGTCTGGGTGGTGTGGACAGTTAAGGGGAAAACC